ATGTCAAGGGTATTCAGCACGGTGTTTGGCATCGATGTCGAGACACCAGACATCACCAAGGTTGCCGTTGAGGCCACCAGGCAGGGCTATGCCGTGATCCCGGTACGGCCGGGCACCAAGATCCCTGACATCTGCACCCTCAATGCCAGAGAGCTGAGAGAGCAGGGGGCCCGGCACCTGTGTGGGGTGCACCATGCCATCACCGAGCCCGAGCTGGCCCGAAAGGTGTTCACCAAGCTGGGGCCGGATCTCAATCTCGGGGTGGTGGCCTGGCCCAGCCGGTTGATCTGTGTCGATGCCGACAACGCTGATGGTGTGGTGGCCTTTCTGGCTGATCTGGCCGAGGGCTGTGATGATCCGGCCTATGTCCGGCATACGCCTACGGTGCGCACCCCCGGCATGGTCAACGATGCCGGTGCCTGGGTGCACAAGGACGGTGGTCACTTTCTCTTTGAGCTGCCCGATGGCATCGAGCTGGCCCTGGGCAGGCAAAAGATCATGGACCGGAAAGGCTATGAGATCCGGTGGGGCTGGTCGATGTCATTGGTTCCACCCAGCACCCGAGCCGAGGGCCCCTATGAGACCACTGCAGCTGCCGTGCCGGTGGCCCCTGAGTGGCTCACAGCCCGGATCATCGACAGCTCACAGGGCTACCTAGAGACCCTCGATCGGCCCCTGTATCGCAACGACAGCATTGCCCGATGGGCAGCCTCGGTGACCTGGGGTGAGCTACTGGGCCCCGATGGGTGGACCGAGCTGGGCAGGCTCGACAGCTGTGGATGTCCGGTGTTCACCAAGCCCGGTGGGGGCAAGAGCAACGATCGCTCGGCCACCGGCCATGAGGCCAGCTGTGCCGTGCCCTTTCTCAACATCGAGGGCCATGGGCCACTGCACCTGTGGACTACCGAGCCCCCACCACCCCTCGATCTGTGGATCTCGGTGCACGGCCAGACGCTCACCAAGCTGCAGTACCTCTCGGTGACTCGGTTCGATGGTGACTCGGATCTGGCCATGGAATATCTCGGGATCTCGGGGCCCCAGCTTGGTCCGATGGGCTGGGTGGAAGCGTTGCCACCGGTAGATCCCGAGATCCCAAGGGATGAGCCGGGATCTGGGATCACCGAGGCTGAGATCCTCGATCCCGAGCCCGATGTGCTGATCCCAGATCCGTCCGAGGCTGATCCCAAAGATCAACTAGAGCCGGTTGATCCCAAGCCTCTGACCAGCGAAAACGAGCTGATCCCAGATCCCACCCCCCTTAGTAACGTGGGATCTGGGATCAGCACCGAGATCGAGCTGTTCTACCGGCCCGATGAGACTGCCGAGATCAGGGATCGGATCGAGCGAGCTGCAGCCCGGCAAGAGATCGAGGCACGTGGCCGAGAGCTACGTGAGCACCGGATCTCAGGTGGTGCTCTGCGCATGAGGATCAAGCCAGCCAGCACCATCATGACGGTGGCTGTCGAGGCCTCTGTGGGCCACAGAGCCGATGGGGTGGCCATCCTGTACCGGGGCAGGGTTAACACGATCTGGGGCCCATCTGAGTCGGCAAAGAGCTGGTTTTCACTGGCCTGTGCCACCGACACTCTGAGCACCGGGGGCCGGGTGCTGGTGGTCGATACCGAGGATGATGAGTCTGGCTTTGACACCCGGATGGCAGCGATCGGCTGGCCCAAGCACCCTCGGGCCAGCTACGTGCAGCTGATGATGGCCCCGACATCGATCGAGCGAGATGAGCTGTTGGCAGCTGCCCGAGCTGCCGATCTGGTGGTGGTCGATTCCCTCGATGGGCTGTTGGCCATCCTGGCCCTTGAGAGCAACAACGCCACAGCTGTCCGGACGGCCGGGGCCATGCTCAAGCAATGGGCCCAGGCCGGTAACGCTGCAGTGCTGGTGGTGGATCACAGCACCGAGAAAGTCACCGAGGGCAAACCGGCAACGGCCATGGGCAGCTCGGCCAAGAAACAGCTGATCGATGGCGTGATGCTGCGGGCCGATCGAGAGACTGAGTGGAAGCCCCAAGCCCACTGCACCACGATGATCATGCTGGGCAAGGATCGGCATGGGCAGGTCAAGCGCTGGGCCGAGTACAAAAGCACCGAGCCGGGTGAGCGTGCCTTTGGCCGGTTGGCCAGGCTTGAGATGCTGGGGGAGATCGGTGGTGAGCCATCACGTCTCAGTCTGCTCAAGCCACCCAGCTATGCCGATGAGCCTGAGATGTACGCCAGGGCAATGAGTCTCGATGAGACCATGGCTGCCGAGAATCTGATCCTAGAGAAACTCTGGGCCAATGAGGGTAAGCAAGTGAGCCGGACCGATCTGCTCATCACAGCTGGGGACAAGAACGATCGAAAGGGAGTGAGCCATGTGCTCGATGAGCTGGTGCGCAAGCACCCCGAGGGTGGCGACATGGGGGGCATCAAGGTGCATGAGACCAAGCGTGGCAACACCTATCGATACCACTACAGCTGGGTAAGCCCAGACACCAAGGGAGAGGATCAATGACAAACGCTGTGGCCAAGGGCACCCGGTGGCGAAAGCTGGTGCAGGATTGGCTCTCTGGTCTGGGTTATGAGTGTGAGGCAAAGGCTTGGATGCAGCCGGGGGACGATATCACGGCAACCCGAGGGATGCTCACCCTCTCGATCGAGTGCAAGGATCACAGGGCATTGAGCCTGGGTACTTGGGTGGATCAGGCCGATCGGCAGTGCCCCGAGGGCCATGTGGCCGTTGTGGTGGCCCACCGGCTCGGACACAGCCGGGCCGAGGATGCCTTTGTGATCCTCTCCGCTCGATCGTTCGGTGAGCTGTTGGAATCACTGTGAACGATGAGGCCAACGAAAGGCTGGCCACGCCAGATGAGGCGAAAACCCTGCGCGCCATAGGGTGCCACCCGGCCGGCCACTACACACAGTAAGCGGGACAACGGATCTCGCTACAGAAAGGGACAACATGCCAGACAGCATCGAGGCTTTCCCTCGGCCCACCAGAGCCGAGCCGAGGGGTGAGTTTCCCCAGCACGGTGATCGAGTGGGCCGGTTGCTCACCGGCCCAGAGGCTCTGGCCATAGCGCGCAAGCGCTTGGCCGATTGGATTGCCGAGAATCCAGACTGCCAGCTGGTCAAGCGAAAGGATCATGATGGCGACGAGCTATAACGGTTGGCCTGCCAGCCCCGACAAGAACGAGATCGGGGTGGTCAAGTTCGGTGATGCCCAAGGCTTTCCCTTCCCCGGTGGGGTCAAGTCCGGTGATGTGTTCGCTGTGCTGGGGTACGTCATGACCCAGCTACATGAGCGTGTCGAGGCCTGTGTTGAGGGCTGGTGCTGGGGCTATACGTACAAAGCCAATGTCAATAACCCCAGCCAATTGTCTTGCCACGCAAGCGCTACCGCGTGTGATTGGAATGCACCGCTGCACCCCAATGGATCTAGCGGCACGTTCACCCAAAGCCAAAGGGGCACAATCTATGCCATCTTGGATGAGGTACAGGGTGCAGTCGATTGGCTTGAGGGTTATGACGAGATGCACTTTGAGATTGCTGTTGATGCAAGCACTCTCGCTCGGATAGCGGCAGGCCTGCCGTCATCCCCACCACCAGCACAGGGAGATTGGTTCGACATGGCAACAAAGGATGAGCTGGCCCAGGTAGTCGCAGAACAGATTCAGGCATACTTGCCCAGCATTGCCATCTCGGTCTGGACCAAGGGCATTACCGACGACACCGATGCAGGCAAGGCCAATGCCCTACTGGCCCAGGCTGCCCACTCAGCTCAATCGGCTGCCGATCAGTGTGCCCAGATGCCGGTGGCTGTCTGGATGCAGGGCATTACCGATGACACAGATGCAGGCAAGGCCAATGCCCTACTGGCAAAGGCAGCCAACGGTTAACCAGGGGCCGACCGGTGGTGTCCTTGTCGCCATAGCTGTCTGGCTGTGGCGGCATCGGCACCCCTGGCACGGCAAGCACTCTCGACACCAGGCCAAGAGAAAGAGAGGCAAGCATGAGAGTGCTTGATCTCTACTGTGGTGCCGGGGGTGCCGGGCACGGTTACTGGCTGGCCGGACACTCGGTGCTCGGGGTGGATCTCTGGCCACAGCCCGAGTATCCGCACCCGATGATCGAGGCCGAGGCTCTCAGCTTCCTCAAGCTGGGGGTGCTCGGATCGTTC